ATTATGCTGCTGGTGCTGCTGCTGGCGGTGGCGGTGGCGGTGGCGGTGGCGGTGGCGGTGGCGGTGGTGGCGGTGGTGGTGGTGGCGGTGGTGGCGGTGCGCCGCGCGCCAATACGTGGGTATGTCCAAATTGTACAGTTATTAATGAACAAGGTGCGAGAGAATGCGTTACGTGCGGTATGCCTCGAGGTGCAAATCTAGAACAATGGCGGGAATATATTGCTGCCCATTATGCTGCAGGTGCTGCTGCTGCTGGTGCTGCTGCTGCTGCTGGTGCTGCTGCTGCTGCTGAACATTTTCGTGCTGCTCCTGCTGCTGCTGCTGGTGGCGGTGGCGGTGGTGGCGGTGGTGGTGGTGGTGGTGGTGGAGGCATGGAGGTGGAGGGTGGCGGTGGCGGTGGTGGCCCACCCCCCCTAATTAATGATGAAGGGTATGTAATGAGCCCAGGAGAAAGGGGTATATTATACTGCGGACGCAATCTGGGTGTTCTCGCCATTCAAGGCTCAAAAGATGGAGTTTGTGGACCCCGCAGTGGGCCACAGTGCAACTCCTGTAAACGGTACTTGGTTGCTGCACCTCCAGGAACACCTGTATATGCTGTCTTGGGGCATGGCTGTGATATAACAACTATAGAGCGACGACCAATACCAGCCCGCTCGTATTATATAACAGTTGAAAAATGCGGTAGTGTGAGCGCAGATCTTCCAAAAATTATATATGCATTTAAAGATCCAGATCCAACAGTTGCCCGAAACGTAAGGTTATTAGATGGAAATAAATCTTTTGAAGATATGAAATCTTATTTTTCGTTAGGACTTCGTGCACCAAGACCATTTGAAGCACGTGGCCCAGGGAGGAATCATACTGTTGCATTAAACTCAATATTCGCCCAATTAGATTTAACTCATCTTGGAGGCTCTATAATTGTTAAAAGTGGAGTATATGAAATAGGTAATATACCCTATATAAATGATATACCAGGGAAAATATATATGACATTTCCAAATATTATCCAGCCAGAAGTTGAGAGGGGGAAAGTTGCAATTTTAAAAAGGGATCTTCAAGAAATTTATAGGGGTTCATTATATGAGCCAGATTATGATTTTATATTTGGTAGATATGCAGGAAGATATTTTAAAGTTAACGAGTTAAATACGATAATTGCAACTTCACTTTATAGAAAATATGCTCATCTAGAGGCATTTAGTACGCCAGGAGGCAATGGTATGTATAAAGTAATTAATAACAGGGAAATAGGTATAATGTATAATCTCGCATGTAGATCTGCATGCAATGGTGATAAATCTGCTGCTAATCGTCTTAAGGAAATGTCTCAACTAAATAGTGGGAGGGCTGCAGCTAGGAGGCCTAACGCAGGATTCCCTCCATTTGAAAATGTTATGTTTGACTATATAGATTCCTGGTCAATTTTAAAGGGGTTTATCCCTAGAGGCGGGCGTGGCGGCATACGTGGTGGGGCATATGCACCAGAAGGCCCCCCTATATTATTATCGGGAGGTGCTCAGCGTCGTAAAACTGCGAGAAAAGATAGACGCAGACGTAAAATGAAACGTAAAAATAGGACTAAGAGGGTAAGGTTGTAAGCATTCGCCCCTTTACTGTACCCTGCTCTACCAGATGCGGCTCAACCCACAGTGCTATACCAGCATTAGAGCCCAGCTGATAATTCAATTCCCAGTCCAGACACTCACGAAATGGAAATGCGGTTCTTCTCATTTTTTTTAAAAACTCTACCCGAAAAAGCATGCTATCCGTACACCGAAAGGGGAATTGGTGCGGAGGCTTATACACTCCCGTGGCTGCAAAGATAGAATTCGTGTTTAAATCTGGTCTCACTGCGTGCGTACCTACACCATCACTCAGACTAACAAAATCCCATCCCATGGGTTTCTGTTGGCTCAGCAAAATGGCCATCAATTCTCCCATACGTTTGCTGAAATCGTCGCGCAGAAATACATCAGATTCTAAAAATACCACATGGTTATAGCCCTTTTCTATGGCATCATCAACGCCTAGCCAGAAATTTAGAACCAGTGAAATCTCACCGAGTGACAAGGCACGTCCCTTCCATGATAGGTAGGGGCAATTTCCCCTCGGTAGAAATGGGTCATATAATTGAAATACTGTATCATTTAGCTGATCTCCCCAAGTCTTTCCCATTACTACCCATTTCTCTTTGGGCACACCACGTTCCAACAAGTGTTTCTGCAGACGCTGCCATCTAGAAGGCTCTTTTTCTGGATGGCAGAGTAAATAAACTGCGTCTATATTGTGCCAGTCGGGCATCTTAACATGTGAGTTGAATTATAGTTTAGGCCACTTTTACTTTTACTTATAAGGATTTGAACCCTGTGGGCCCTGCGGCCAATCTATATTTGCTGCGTGCTGCAGATTTTCACCTGCCAAAACATAGTCATATAACTCTATAGAATAGAGATTGAATGTGGCTGAACTACCATTTACGTAAATAAACCGATCATTATTGGCATCTTTATTTTCTAGTTGTAATTTATTAGGCCATGTTACTAGACTAGATTCCTGTAAGCTTGATGGATTAGTCTGTAAATCTGACACTTTTGCCGCACCGACTTTCATACCAACTAATGTGCTAATATCATTTTCATTAGTACGAATTGCTTTTAGAGTTACAATATAATCCGTGTTAATACTTATAGTAGGGCCATCCATACTTTTCCCAGGAGAAACCACACCATAAGCGGATGGACCCGATGGTGTTTGACTACCTTTATTAAAAAAACTGCCTACACCCAGCCTGGCAGTAGTACCAGTCATTCCCGTTACAATAATGGAAGGGAAATCTACACTTGGATAACCTGGCCATAAAACAAGTGGGGTTTCACTGATACCAGCTGTCGGCAAAGAAGTAAATTTTATTTTGATAACCATGGTCATAAATGAATACATTTTTAAAAGGAATAGTGACATCATACCTGAACCATTTGTAAACTGCATGTAGCTCTTATCAAGATTATAGGTTGGAGGTGAAGCAGCAGAATTATCTGCTATATATTGTGTAGTAGGACCACCATTAGGATGTGCTCTGAATTTCATTTTGTGTGAGCCAAGACGTTTGTCGCAAAATGCATAATCGGCACCGTATAATGCATAATCTGATCTAACTGAAAACTTTACCATCGGCGCATACGGGTGCTGTATGAGATATAGACTTTCGCTGGGAAATTGGCTCCAATCATTGCCTTTTGCCGGCGCAGATATACACGTCGCATTATTCACATCTCTACAATCCCAACTAAAACTTCCGCCCTGAGGCTTTGTACATTCACCATTACCATGCCAATTTCCACCTAATCTATCGCATTCTGCCCGAGTATATATGCGTATGCCATTTTGTGTCTTACCAAAACAAAAACATGGCCCACCGGGTATGCTACCTGAAAGCTTGTATTCTAAATTGTAATTATTGCCATTACCAAAATAATAGCCTGTAATTATATTGTCAGTTGTGCCAAATGTCCATGCCGACCCTGTTGTCATTTGTGTGGCAGGGTTACCAAATGACGGATACAAGCTAGATAATTCCGTATTTGTATTGTCTGCGCCATTCCCGTTATACCTATTAGACATTGCAGCATTTTTTAAGAAAATGAATCCAGAATCACCTGTAAATTTGACATTCACATTCATAGACCCAGCCGGTTTAAAATTAGTAAAATATACAAATGAATTGCCTTTGGGTGCTGACCCCCCTGTGAGATTTGGTAAGGCGGCCCGAATACGACGGCCCAAGAAAGTAGTATTATAGGTTGTAGTTCCATTTTTCACATCAGGATCGGCTGTAAACCAGAATATTTCCACATTATTCACATAACCTAAGCTAGCTAGCCTTCTATCCAAATTAATACCATAAAACTGGCTGACCGCTCTTTCCTGTGTGGCCCGATCGGTAGAAGCAGTTTTACCTTTCAGATCTTGTATATATGTTTGAACATCAGACCATTTCGGCTTTGAATCCCACACTGATCTGTTTGTTGTACTAGGATACAGAGTACCTGTTTCTTGGCCGCCAGCCCTCTTAAATTCTGACTGGAGGCAATCCAATGTTACAGAAACGGTGGGTGAGCTCGGCTGTATCTCCGTACAAAAATCAAATTCTTCAAACATGCCACTTGTAAAACAGAGGTCTGCAGCCGCGGCTTTGAGACCCTGGTTTGCAGCAGATGATGCAGTGTCTTGTAGTGCAGAAAATTCACTTAATGCAGTATCCCCTGTCATATTTCCATGTCTTAAATATGTTTCACTTAGTCCAGCTGCCGCTCGTTCTTGATATAATTGATATGAACCTTTTGTTGTGAGCGTATCTATGTAATTAGTATCAGATCCAGATTTCAGGGCTGTTATGAGTGCGCCATCATCTGAGCAACCAGCCTGCAGTGCTTTTTTTACATAACAGTCACGCGGGTATTTACCGCCTGGCAAGGGATCGCATACCTCCCGTGTTTCCATGTATATAGCCGCCGCCGGGGTCCCTGGTGGCGGTGGTGGAGTTGGTTTGGGGCACATGCCACTAGATAGTATAAGGTTACCAGATGAACATGCCCCTATCGGATCATAAGGATATGCTGCCACAGAACCAATAATTGGCACACCTTTCTTAGTATTTTTGCAAAATCCACACTTATTTCTATATAGATCATTATTTAGATCACTACAGGCGGTTATGGGTTTACAGATGCTGAGGTGGTACTTTTTCTTAGCGGCGTTAAGATCCCACATCCACGTGCCTTCGGCAGTTGTCTGCATCGGGCCATCTATAGTGCCATATGCACCCCTTCCAGATGAGGGAGTCTGTTCATTATATACCCATCCACAACGAAACCGACTTTTGCCATTCACATTTGCGGCTAGATTACTAAGGTGCGCAAATTGATCTCCACCACTTCCTTCACATTCCGCTTGTCTTTGACCAACTAAATCACCCGACATGCTATTTGTCGTAAGTATGAATTCATTTTGTAAAGCGGGTTTTCTTTCATTTAATTGAAGTTGTTCAAAGCCGCTGCCCATATATGTATTAGTGGCTGCTGCAAAGTTTGTATCTGCGTGCTCTGCTTTACTAAGAATAGCATTTGGCCTCTTTTCATTATAATACTGCCGAAGCTTTTCCTGTGATCTATGCGGTTCATTTGCGGTAGTTGTAAAAGTCGTAAATGGTTCCGTCAGGGCTTTAAAAATACCGACAAACATCCTTCTAATTAAAACACTATAGTAAATTTCTGGAATAAACCTAGTCCAGAAATTTATTACCGTGGAGTACTTAATTTAAGTACTCCCTAAGGGTGCTGCCAAGTACCGAAATATGACACTTAATAGGTCAGACTCGCAAAGCGAGTCTTGACATTAAGAGTACTTAACTTCGGTAGTTGGCGGTATGCTAACGTGTCAAATTAAGCCGGGCTTTACTTTCTAAAAGTTGAATCCTGCCCCAGTGCGTTCTGGTAGTGCTGGCGCAAAACTTACAAATGGAGCACCTGACCAATTATAGTCGTCTGATACTTGGGCGGCAGAAAAGCTGTAATTATATATACGTAATTCTCCGATTTCACCTACTACATAGCTTTTTTGAAGTTGAAAGTGGCCACCAATCATATACTCACCACCACCGTCTATAGACGGTGTGCTACTCGGGGTACTACTTAATAAGCGCTTATTTACATATGTCTTTACACTTGAACCATCGTATGTTAGAACTATATGTGTCCAGATATCATTAGTTAAAGGTATACCTTTTCCAAAAAATCCCCCATTATCGGGTGTAAAGTAGCCACCTAATAATGCTCCTGGAGTTTGTCTAAACCAATCATGAGCTATTACAATATTATCTTTTCCGTTACCTACATCTTGCTGGGATAATAGGACCTTTGCAGAAGGTCCAATAGGTACCCCCATTGGTTTATACCATATACTCGCGGTCCATGGCCCACTTCCCAAATTTAAATTAGGAATTGACCATGCCGTTGACCCATTTAGGACAACTGCATTCTTGGCTGCATTTTTAGCGGCCGCACCCACTTTTAATGTCGCGTTTTTGTCATTACCAGAACGGTCAAACCAGGTATTACCACTTGTATAATCACTTCCCTTTAAGAATACCTTTGGCGCATTAGATATAGACGCTGGTGGTGGTGTAATAGGTGCGGGCATACCTTGTATAAGTTCTAATTTAATACTTTGGGCGAAATGGTTAGGACCCGACCATCTAGAATCCCATACATTTTGCCCACAGGCCCCTGTGTTCATTGCATTAGGGCACGTCTTAGTAAAAACATATGTGACCGGACCACTAAAATTTGGGCCATTATTGATGGTCAACTTCATTTTACAGCCGGCCGGAAACATGAATGACACATTTCCATCATGGCCATAAATGGTATATCCATTATTACCTGGAATACGACGAATCTCTTCTATTGTATTATATACGCCAACTGGGATTGAAAAATTATACTCGCCAAAATTGGGCTTTCCAAAAACTGTCACGCGGTCACCACAGGAAGGATAGGGTTCACCGGGCCTAATCTGCGTATATTCTCTGCAGGGGGGGATACCTGCATATGAAGTATTTGTACATTGCCGAGATTCACTGGTAAATCCTTCACTATAGCTAGCAGCATAAGTTGTACTGGTCCAATCACTTTTAAACTCTATCGGGCCTGTTCCAGGCTGTAAACCGTAACATTGGTTCATCGCTTGAAGTCTGACCGACTCAGATAAAGTATTATTATTGGCAGTTGACCAAATCGTATTCATAGCATTTTTAATGGCGGTAACAGATGGGAGATTTGAAAACATGTTAGTCGCACTAGCATTTTCAGTGCCATCAGGAAGTTTTGGCGACATCAATCCAGCACGAGTACAGAACCGATTTTTCTTGCCAGTGGTGAATAAGCTACGGGCATTCGGAGGTACCACATATGTTGCACCTGTTGGACTATTTTCACCCTGGTTGTCCCAGAGATATGTCATACATTCTGTTGAATACGGCCCCCCTACAGGATCTGCATCACAGGGCGATGAGATCTTTCTACCCGTACAAAATTCACTCGCCTGAGACCAAACTTTTAAAGTGGTTTTATTACCGTTCATAAGACCCGTGGAAGAAAGTAGGGAAGTTTTATAGATATAGTCAGAAATTTCAGATATACTCTGAGCCACCCCATCATTATATAAAAGATTTGAAATAGTTGCACTATCTGAGGGATATCCCTTTCCACCAGTTAAGCAGCCATTATCTAAAAATAACTTTTGCAGGCATTCCGTATTATATGTCCCTGGCTTATTTTGCCCCTTTTTATAACAGGGGTCGCTTTGTAAAAAGGTGGCGCTAGCTTGTTTGGTAATAAATGGGCTGTTTTTGCATAAAGTGGCCTCATATGACCCTGTATCTATAAATGTAAATACGGGTTTCATATTAATCATCATGTCTATTTGTCCGTAAAGGTGCCCCATTTTTCTCATATCAACACCATTTTTGGTATCAGTGCCCATTATACGCGGTTTACTGCTTGTTGTGGCAACAGATCTAGTATTATAGGATATGATACTTGAAACTAACTGGTATAAATCCATCGTAAACCCGGAAGCTGTATCATTTAAATAACCATTTATGTAAATAGTATTTATATCAAAGTTAAGCCGTGTCCATAATTGATCGCCACTTCTACCTGGAGAATAGCCTGGAGATCCAGCCCCTTCAATCATTATGTATTTATTAGATCCGAACTTAACAACATTACCTGGGACATATATTACACTATCACTAAATAGACCTTTATCTATACATTTTGGAAATTGTATTTGAATGATATTATCGGACTCCTCCCCGTTTATATCCACTGTTATTGGTCTTGTTGAAGATAAAATGGTATATTTCGATGGAAATACCGTGGAAGATTGTTTATATCTACAAATGCCAATGCCGTAGATATTCAGTGTGCCATATCCAGAAATCAGATCTGGATTACCCGATGTACCCGTATTTATAACGGAATATGTGCCATCTGTGTAACACTGAGAGCAACCGGCGGGGTTGTCAAAAGTGGAATTTTTAGCACAATTTAGCTGATTTTGTAAACGGATGCATTGGGCTTTATTTGCAACAAACATACCTTCTGGGCAACTTCCCATTGTGGGTTCATAGGGCGGCAATCTGTTGTCGTTCGCTCCACCAGGACGTAAACTCTCAGCAGACGCTTTATCTGGAGCTGATAATAGGAATCCGCCCATTTGATTTACATTCTTTGATGTTTTACCTATATCTAAGCATAGACCACACTTTGTATTGAATGTGGCATTATCAAATGCATTACAATCCGCGGTTTTTATGGTTTCGCACATAGTCGCATTCGCGGATTCGCCTACTTCACCACCGGTTACAGGGTACGGATTTACGATTTTCTGTTGTAAGTTATTGTTATTGTCTACAGTGTCAACAACACCACCAAATAGCGAGGTCGTGTCAGTGCCTACAGGTCCTAATGCACCATCTTTATTTACAGCCTTCAATGCAACGCCCCAGTTACTATATAATTTCTGCTGCCTTAAATTAAAGTTATTATGTGCTGCCGATGCTTCGGCGTCGGAATAAAAGCCCTCTCTCCTTCTGAAAATGCTAACCATCCACAGAAGAACAAATACTGTTAGAACAATTCCTAGCAAGTGAAGACCTTGCATTCTAATATTGACGACCAATTTTAGATTTCTATAAGTTATCCGGACGCATTAAACTGGCGGAGTCGTAGTCCCTGGTTACGACTCGGAAGATCAGTTGCGTTTGATGGCTCAGATTAATGAGTTTCCCGCTTGTAAATGTCGCTGCCTTCAAATAAGTTGATAGGGCCGTGTTATTGGCTGCCTTGCCATATGGATCAACTGAGGTAGAACCGGTGCTCGGGTCGCCAAACTTGCTACGAACAATGATATATCTAGCATAGCCAGCATTATTGCTACCTAATTCGAGACTTGTCGTTGAGACATTGTAGGCCGTCGCAACTATCATCAGACCACTGGGATCCTGTAGATAGTTCAAGAAGTCAGCTTGTGCTGGAGTGGGGTTAGTAGGAGAATTCAGGCCCCTGATCTGAATTCTATCGCCTGCGGCCATCTGATACCTACTGAACCACTTCTTGCAGTCAATCCAAATATATTCTCCTGTGGAATCATAGTAGTGTGTGTTATTTGCTGTCGCACCTGTAAATGTTAGAATATCAGCAGTAATACTGAGGCAAGCGCCATTAATATCAAGAGTATCAGGTGTTGCATTGATCAAATTACCATTTGGTTGCTGAAGACGTACAGTGAGTTTTGTTAGGGCTGCCAGAGGTGTGGGTGAATAAACGCGCTGGCACTTCATGTGCTTAGGGATATAGGAAGTAAATCCTAGAGAGTTAGTATTATCTGTCCAGTTCGCATCATACTGGAGAATGGCAAATGCATTATCTGTATTGTCATTTGTACCAAAATTGTTCGTATCCAACTCATCCACATTCAGCGTAATAAAGGGATAGCCAAATAGATTCTTAAGATAACTAGTACTATATGTACTAGCCCCCGACTTCTGAACAATAATATCGGTGTTTTCAATAGGCATCACTGCCTTCACGAATTCAATCTTCACTATGTTGCGGAAACGGGCGGTGGCCTTCGGCATAATACTGACTCCGTTTGTCGGGTTACCAGAATACAGATTTACACTGAAATTGAACCGGTTCTCACCGTTATTCATCTCCCACTTTCGGTCGGCGCTGTAAATGGACAAATTGTATTCGGTTTCCTTGTAAGTCTGGATATCCTGCTGTTTTATCAAAATATCCTGCTGAAGAGTTCCTCTGGGAGCTGCGATTTGGCCCGCGCCGGGGCGGGCAATTGTCGGATTTACATCCCCCCTTCCTGACAGATTTGTGCCGGCAACCACCATATCTAATGGCTGACTGAATAGGGCCTTTGAATCAGGCTGCTCGGGCCGTTCTGGATACAGGGGCGCACCCATAGAGGCGCTGCGTTTCGCCATTTCCACCTCGGCCTGGCTATTCATCTCAGCACTTCTGCGTTTCTTGGCCTCCTCAAATAGCTCCATTGCACTTATCTCATCGGATTCCTTAATCTGAATGGGCTGGACATAGTCCGGTATAGAAGGGCGCGGCGCCTCCAAGCTACGCTGTCTTTCCTGCTGTACTTGCTCATACCGATTGGACGTCTCCTGAAACATCTGAGGAGTAGCCGTCTCTAGGGCCGTCTGACGCTGGAGATAGGCATTGAATTCGGCGGCCGTTGATGAAAGTGCCTGCTTATTCAGAGTCTGAACAGACTGGTAGGGGTTCTGTTGAAATGCATCACTCATATAGTGCTCCAAAGCCCCTCCCAGGTAAGATAACTGCTTTTCATTAAGAGGGCCTCTCAGACGCTGCTGGAAATTTTTACTCAACATCCCATATAACATTTGCTCATTTGGTTCCGCAAAAAATTGCCGCCTTGTCTGTTGTGATGGATCCATTTCACTCTACTGATACTACTAGAAGAGAGAAAGGGCTTAGGTACCGCCAAGTACCGAAGTTAAGTACTCTTAATGTCAAGACTCGCAAAGCGAGTCTGACCTATTAAGTGTCATATTTCGCCACTTGGCAGCACCCTTAGGGAGTACTTAAATTAAGTACTCCACGGTATCGCTTTATATTTAATTAGTTTTGGAATAAATGTACTGGCGCAAAAGAAGCATGTCGCTGTCACGCGGGTCGCTTCTGCAGAATTTCACAAAATCTGCACCTTCCAACATTCGTATTATAAAATAAATACAATATACACCACATTCCGATTCCCGGAACTGGAACCTACGGGCATTGTATTGCAGCTTCATCTTTGGATCCTGAAGCGTAAGTGCGCGCATAAATCGGGCAACCTGCGGCAAGGCCTTCATGCCGTATGAATCAAAATAATAGCTTCGGTGGGCCGGGATATCTGTAAAACTCGCCACCCAGTGGCTGCCCCCCTTGTTGCTTGGATCCATATTATACACGAAACCCAGCTTTGTCTTACCACTGGCCTGCAAAGCCTTTAGATCAATCTTGCATATGTCATCGGTTAAACATTCTTTTCGTTCAAGAGACCCCTTTTTATAGGGATTGGGTGCCGAAAAGTCAATGGGGTTTGCTCCGTAAAATTTAAATTCGGGATTTGACTCTTCATATTGTTTTAATACGTGCTCTATGTTCAGCGTATCAAGCCATTCGCGCTCATTCTCTGACCACTCATCCGGCATCTTTGGACGAAAATAGGCTTTAAAAATATGCTTCTTTTCTTTTGCATCTAATGGAGACTTTTCTACCCAACAGCGCTCACTCTTGCATCGCGTACGCCGTGTTAGCCAGCGTTTTAATACGTGGCCCTGAAGATTTGTTGGTGCCTCTAATGCATCTCCAACTTTTCTTAGTAAATCGGGCGATAGGCAATCACCATTACGGCCTTTTAGCCTAGGGTGGCAGACTTTCGGACCATTAAAGACTAAACGGTGTTTTCTTGTTTTCTGTGCCATATCTGGCTACTAATATTAACTATAAAATTAGATGGAAAGATGTTCTGGAAATGATTCCTGTAACCCCTTTGTTAATAAACGATTACATACGTATAGAGTTTACACTGTTTTACTGCCAGTCCTAGTGATGGTCTTTGTATTAGAATGTATATATGTTTTTATGTCTGTACCCGTAAGTCTCGGTACGGCGGTTACAACAACTGGACCGCACTCGTTAAGCAGTATGGCAAAGAAGTAAATTAAAACCATAAGAGTAATAGATGGATTCATTAGCACCAAAAACGGGCAGTTGGTTCATGGGTGTTATGGCAGTCGTAGAGCTTGTGCTTATCGGGTTCGCTATATGGCAATTTTCAAATCTAGTTGGAACCAAAGATAATTCAAATGAACTAACTAACCGACTTCTTCCTGTAACAGGTATTTTGGGTGCAATTGTAATGCTGCACACCTTTTTATGGTATTTATATTTCACGTATCACCCCCTAAGCATGAACTTATATTTCTTAATGACCTCTGCTATAACAATGGTAATCTCGCTCACAGCCCTTTCCATAGCATTAATACAAAAATCATAGTTACTCCGAAATACGGTATAACTCTATAACATAATGTTGGATACGCGATTTACCGGTCCAATCATTCAACTCGTTTAACTGTAAAGATACCCCTTGAAGCCGAACCATGGCCCGGATAAGATCCCCGGGCTTCAATGTTCTATCTGAAATTGTTTCACTACCATTTTTCGTAAAAAATGGTATGGAAGATGGTTCATTTGAGAGATACAGCGTGATTTTTTGAGACTTTAGCCAGGGCTGCAGGGGCGCAATCATTTCTGATTCCGGTAGAGTTGTACCTTCCAGCCAATCCTTATAATGTTTTTTAATTTGGCCGTTGATTAATGTCTGAAATTGATCTATTTTTATTAAGAACTGCCCCTGGGGAGTTTCCTCCAAAATAAGTTGATTTTTAACTGTATCAAGATATACAACTGTTAGAGGATCCGACATCAAATTTAACGATTGAAATGCCAGCTGACTATCTTCATAATTAAAGGAAATGGTTTTCCGAAATGGCCCTGACCTGGCTTGCCCCCAGCGCACTTTTGTAGGATCAAATCGTGAAATAGGTATAGCAAATTCCATTCGTTAATTGACTGATGATTATACGCTATAATTCATTAGGTGCTTAGACCCGCAAATATTCAAAATGAGCACTCGCCTGTAATCTTATTTTGAATGTTTGCGGGTCTAAATACCTATGATGACCTACAATTTAGGATGGGGATTGCATGGAGATGCCAGGATTATGAGGCCTCTAAAGCGGCCGTTCACAAACGCCTGGAATTACTTGCATTTCAAAGGGGTCTTAGCCTATCTATCACCAAAAAACAATGGCATCTGGATAGCCGAGTTTCAGACGAACAGGCGCAATCAGAGGAGCTACGTAATGACGGGTTGCCCTATGAAACATCTCTTATTCACAACGCGTTTTCTGTGGCCCGTATGAGTCTCCAGGATCGCCATTATATCCGGTCAATCATGGAGAGTCTCGGTGAAAATGCACACGTTCTCAAGGGTGATCGCATCTTAGTCTTATACGAGGCGGACCTTCTGAGTATTGAGTCGGTTCTCCTGCTTCAGAGACTTTTAGAAATGCGGAGTGAATCGGGCAATATAAGCGTTTGGCTGACTGTACGTGAATCGGTGCCGTTCAAATTGCGCGACTGGTTTTTGGATATACCGATCCCTTTGGCAGCGCCGCCCCTACATCCGTGGGCTCCTGTTATATGGGATTGGATACAGAAAACTAGAGCCTTGAAATCACATGATATAAATCACATAGTTGCAATACGTAGTACGGTCTATGCTTTACTGCAGCGAAACGTGCGATGGTTTGATGTTCATCAGATCTTACTAGAACTCATTTTAGAACATCACGAGGAATTTGGAGATGTTTTAACTGGGAAGCTCTTGGATTGCTTGGCCGCCTCACCAGATACTGCCACGGGTCACACACTAACATCCTATAGAATTCCGATTGCCTGGGAGAATCTGTTTGTTTCGTTATATGATATTCTAATAATGTAGCTTATAAAGTAGTAAATGCCCCGGGCATTTTGGAAAGAACCTTTCCTAGAAATGGCGCAGAAAGTCTGGGCTATGGCCGAAGAACACTGGATAGATGATTCCCCGCGTAGAGACGATACTGCGATATTGGAAAAATATGCAGTCGCCGATTCGCCAATAGATACGGTGAATTTCCGTGCAGATATGCTGGCCAAGTGGAGGGAGAAGGGTAGCGGTGTGGATCTCAAAGTGCGCGAACTTCCTGGAAGAACACGGGTTGTTTTCTTGGGAACAGAGCAGCAGTGGGCTCAGATTCCATGGGCTTTTTGGGCGCGCATATTTCAGGCGATTGAACACCCCGTTGGCCATACTCTTGTATATGCTGATCCACGGCCCAGAGTTGATCCAACTGAAGCCAGAGATATTACTGCTGCCGATATAAATGGTGGATTTTCTTATTTGGGTCATCAAGAGGTAGTTGTCTTATATAGGTATGAAGAAGTCACACGCGTCCTATTACACGAGTTACTTCATACAGCTGGATTTGATAATGAAAAGGGTGTAGAGGATCTAGAAGCTTATACTGAGGCCTGGACCGAGCTGTTTATGTGTGCTCTATTAAGTCGAGGCCACGTAAATAAATTCACTAAATTGTGGGCGGAACAAGTGAATTGGATGGTAGAGCAGGCAGAATCTTTAGCAGTGGAATATAATGTAAATAGCCATGCAGACTACGCTTGGCGCTATATGAAGGGTAAAATGGAACTTTTAGAGAGTTTAGGATTTTTACGGGGATATATTCATAAGCGCCTACAAACGCCTAGTACTAGTCTGCGTTTCACTACGCCCTCTTGGGATTCTGAAATGCACAGGAAATAGGGCAGGTGTAAAATTGACTCTTATATATGGCCATATATTAGTATAAAATACTAACTTATGGGAATACGTGGTGTATGGACATTATTCAAGGACCTGTTCAAGAATGTTGAACCGGCGCGATTAAATTCGCTGAAAATCGGCATTGATATATTTAATTTGGCATATACACACAAGTCCTCTTTGGATGGGCTTTTGGATATACTCATATCGTGGTCAGCTGCAGGTCATCAACTTGTCTGTGTCTGGGATGGGGTGGCTCCGAAAGAGAAACAGGCTATTGTGGGTGAACGGCGTTCTATCCGAGATTCCGCGACGGAAAAACGGAAGGATTTAGAAGTGTACTTGGAAGAATATAAGGGTCAATTGAATGATACTGACATAAAACATATTAAGACCGCAATTACCTCATTAAATTGGCAGGGCTGGCACATGACCAATAAATTGAAAAAGGAGATACAGGAACGGCTCGGGCCGAATGTCGAACATATCTTTGCTGAAGGAGAAGCTGACGATATCCTTATAGATATGGCATTTGAGAAACGATTAGACGTGGTTGTAACACTTGATTCAGATCTCTTTGTCATGGGTACTCCCCGGATATGGCGT